CCTGGTTTGCCAGAGGCAGATTTTAGGGTACGTATCCATGCGAACCGGGGTAGGAATCCAACTTCACCGACACTGTCACTCCACATGCTAAAGCGTATGGAGGCGACACGTAATCGCTCAAGTTGTGCTTCCAGCTGGCGCTTAAGCGCTGCGGCTGTAGCAACAGCGATAGCTCGTTCGAGCTGTCTCTGTGATTCGTCCTTAACTTTCAACGATCGAGCCTTCCTTTCGGAGGGCTTGATGTTGGCCAATCGGCTTTGGTCTCCGGCTAACGCCTCTACCTTATTCTCGAGAGAGAGTAAGAAGGGCTTAAACCCGGACCCTTGGAAGCCCAGAAGGTCTAATACTGATCTTTTGGCGATTCCAAAGGCACTGACTAAGGCAGATTGAGCAATCTTTCCTAGTTTCCCTAAACTCCACTGTCTCGCTTGGCGACGATAGTCGCTTCGTGTTAAGAGAAGTCTCAGAAAACGAGGAAGTGTACGTCCATTATCCAACCAGCCTCGCCGCATAGCCCGAAGGGCCATCTCGAGACGTTGTCCGTAAGACCTTATCCCTAACTCCTCCTTCAACGAAAGAGGTGAGAGGTTTTTACCTTTCAGATAAATCTGACTGGCAAATATGAAAAGGTCCCCCGACAAGGTTTTGGCCGGAGAAGTGGGAACGCACAATAAGTTACAGGTCTTGATGTAGCTATCAGCCACGTCTTGACCTGCAATCACATTGTCATCGCCTAGTACTCGGTACTCCACAAATAAACCAGGATCATACCCCGCTTTGTAAGCCGAAAACGTTGTCAGTGCGTGATGCACCAACGACATAGACGGCCACGAGCTAAGGGTACCCATTGGTTGACCTCTACCATATCTGATAAAGGCTCCCTTTAGTTGATCTACTGCTAAACTTGGGTTCCGAGGTTTATCCTCTGGAACTTTAAACCATCGGTCAGTTAGAAGAGATATCCATATCTCAGTCGTTTCTGGACCCCAAATTCCAGTTAGCACTGCTCTATAAAGCTCGATGGGTATCAAATCCGTCGCAGACTTTAAATCAATGCTATAAGCCTTCTTCCCAGTAATGGAAAGAAAACGAGCAAATGACTCAGTTGCCTCTTCCTGATCGAAAGTACCATCGGTTGGAAGTGTCTTTAAAACAGACATCATCCAATCGTGCACTGGAGACATAAGTCTTTGTGTCCAGTAATCCGCTATTGCAATAGCTCTTACCTTGCCGGCAGGCTCAGGGAGGAGTTCAATCTTCCCTGTCAACGCCTGACCGCCGCGCTGGTGCGAAACCAGTTCGGAGGTAAGATTACTCACACATCGATGGAAGACTTCTGGGGTTCTGGTGTCCCCGACGTGCTCAGCCCAAACCAAAGGCCAGTTTACTGGCTCTAAGGTCCAAGCGAAAGCATCGACAGGCGCACCGAATAAACCAAAGCGACCGTTAGGTCCGGCTCGGGTTGG